AAATATTTGACGATCTTGTATTTAAGTCTGTATTTAAACCATAAGCTCCAGAATTAAGTTTCTTTGTTACATCTGAATTAAGTTTAATAGCCTGTGCTTCTTTAACAGCAAAGTCTGCATCATTAAAAATTTTCTCAGAGTAATCTATTAATTTTTGTACAGCTAATTCATTGTCAAGGTTTACACTATTAACCATATTTATAACTGCTCTTGTTTGAGCTGCGGTAATAGTTCCTTTTTTACCTTTAGCATATGTCTTTATCTGGTCATTAAGATTTTTTCTTTTAGTTTTTAAATCTTGTTTACCTTCTCTGTTGGCCTTGTTCCAAGCTTTCCAAAATCTTTTACGTTGAGCATTCTCTCCTTCTCGTCTTGCTTTGTCGGTTCTAGTTGTACTCTTTATAGATTTTAAAATACCTTTATAAGTATCAGCCGTTACAGTTTGACTATTGGTTTTAGCAATGGCTTCTACCTCAGCCTGTACTTCTGCTTCATTAGCAGCATATAAATCTATCTGCTCATTTGAAAAGTTAGTCTCTCCTTTTGCTATTTTATTAGCTAGTCTTCTTGTTTTTGATTTATCTTTAGGTGATTCTTTTCGTATTTCAGAAACTCTTTTATCTATAGCTTCTTGATTCTCTGAATAAAATTCTATAGCTTCATCAGATAATTCGTTAGAAGTATCAGCATCAGCCATTCTTCTTGAAAATGACTCAATCTTATTATCGAGTTCATTGTTCACACTCATCACTTTTGGAGACTGCATATCTTCTGAACGACCTTCAGACCAAGTCCACTCAGGCATTAATCCTACTTTTTGATCTGCAAAAACCGTATCCTCTGCACTTGCAGTTCTATTTGATTCCCCATTAGGGCCAAAATTTACCCAAGAGTTTTGTCCTCTTGTTTCACTTGTCATTGCACCAATAGCAGCTCCTGTAAATAATCTAGAATGAGCTTGCCAAGCATTCTCCTCTCCTCTTGCTCTAAATCCTGCCCCTTCTAATCCATGGCCAAAAGCATCATGGACAGCTCTAAATAAATCATTAGCTGTAACAGATTTGGTTTCTCCATTCAATCCTCCAACCGGCCATTTTAGACCTGTGTCTTCTAGTAAAGGATTTTGAGAAACATCAACATCTTCATCTGAACCAAAACCTAAATCTGTTGGGAAAACTCCCATTTCTTTATTTTTACGCAAATCACGCATTGCATTAAATGGAGACGAAATGTATTCAATATTTTTAGAATTGTTTAAGTCAATAAACCAAAACTTATAACCTGCTTCAACTAAAGCTTCATATTGAGCTTTAGTTTGTTTTATTAATTCAGCATAGGCTTCCTTTACTTTTGGATTTTGAGGATCGTTAGCCATTTCTGTGTAAGCATCAGCTATTCTTTTAGCTCTAACAGGATCTACCTCAACATATTCTCCTTGTCTTTTGAGTTTAATGTTGTTGTCATTTGCATATTTTTCAGCAACGGATACGAGCTGTATATCTGGTCCGGTTGCACCTTTGATGATTGGAGTGCCTTGAAGAGGCGTAGTTTTGCTGATTGCAGTCCGTCCTGTTCCTCCGTCTCTGGAGCGTTTGGATTGTACTTGTTGTTTTGTTTTTTCATTTGTCTTTGTTTTTTTTACTACTTGTTCAGTATCTGTCGTTTTGTTTCCTTTTCTCCAGTCTTTAAATTTAGACTTGTTGTTTCCAATTTCAGGAAAACTTGAATCACTTCTTTCGGCTATATATCTAGATAAAACATTTACTTGGTCTACATAAAATCCAAACTTTTGAGCAATATATTGTGTAGCATCTTCAGCCGTTATTTTTCCATCAATAACCCTCTGTATTACTGCTTCAATTTCGTTTTCATTTTTTTTAATTTGTTCATCCGATTTTGTTGCTGTAGGGTCTGTAGAACCTTCTTCATAACTCATCATAGCTCCGAAATTTTTTCCAGTAGTATCTCCAGTTAGTAAGTCCTCAGAAGCATCAGTTATTGCTTTTCTATTTTCCTTCCATTCTTTTTGATTTTCTTTAGGAACAGATCCGTCTTCATTTCTAAGAGACTTATCTTTTGCTTGTAAATCTTCTAATATTTTTCTTTTGGATTCTAAATACTTTTCTCCTTCTGTTAACTGTTCAGTATCTGTCTCCGCAGTCTTGTCGCTAGTTGTATCGGTTTGCGTTTCACCTTCTTCGACTTGCGTGTCGGTATCTGTCCCAACGTCTCCTTTTCCCACTTGCTGCAGTTCCACTTCGGAGTCTGCCCCATCTGTTTGGCTTGTTGCATCATTTGGTAACACTTGCTTCTCTGTGCTTGGCTTTTGAACGGCATCTGTTTCTGTTTTAATTAATACAGGTAAGTCTATTTTTATCTCAAAAGACAAACCACTTTTTACTATTCTTGCTTCTATTCCAGGATATGCTTTTTGTATTTTAACAATCTCTGCTTCTGCTTCCGACTTAATAGGAGTTACAAATTTACCAAAAGCTCTATCTCCTTTTTGCTTTACAGTCTCTTTTGTTGCATCGCTATAATCTACTTCTCTTGTAACAACATTACCATCTGAATCAGTCTCTACATCTAATTTAGAATTATTAAAAGACTTAAGACCTCCTTCAGATATGGTTTTACCTGGAAGAACTTTAGCTCCATCAGGTAGATTAGTATCAGCAGATGTAATCATATTCTTAAACGCACCCCCTGTAGACTCCATCTTAGTAGAGAACATATTTGTTGGCTTACCATTTTCATAAATCCTAACATATCCAACAAAGTTTTTCTTGTCTTTACTACTTATGATAGCATCTACACTACCTGTTTCTGGATTTACATAAGTTGCTGTTGATACCCCTTCTTTATCGAGGCTTGTAATGTTTGATATATTTGCTTCTCCTTTAGGATTAGATGATGTTTTTAAATTTTCATCTGTATGAGTTTCTCCAAATAAATCCTTTTGTGCTTGTGTCACAGGCACTTGCTTATCTGTTTTAGTTTCTGATTCTTTTTGTTGGTCTGGAGAAGCTAAAGCCTGCATTTCTTCTATTGACAACTTGTTAAAGTTCTCTACAGCTCTATTTCTAATTTCGCTATTATTTATTTTGTAGTTTTTTTCACCTGCAGCTTCTTTCTCTGCAACTAACTCTTTACCTGCATTATCCATGAATTTTTGCTTCTCTTTATTATTAATAAAGTCAAAGTTAGAATTCTTAATTATTCTATTTTTTAATTTCTGTATTTCTACATCAGTTCTAAAATCTGGAAAAGCAGGGTTTTCTTTTTTCTTTCTAGCTTCAAGTTCTTTTATTTTAGCTAAGTCACTCATAACCGACAAAGAGGTTTCTGCACTTAAATTAGGAGGTAATCCATTTATCGTGCTTTTGTATATCTCTACATCAGCCATTATATTTTCTACCTGTTCTGGTGTATATACTCCTTGTTTAACTTGTGAGTCTAAAAGTTGTTTTGTTTTATCCGAATTATTAGCCATTAAAGCTAAAGCCTTCATTTGATCGACAGCCTGAAAACCTCTGCTTTTAACTTTAAAAGAATTAACAGTACCTGTTTTTAAATCTCCTGCAAAGGGCATAAAAACACCTGCTGTTAGTGAGATTATGGATGTGTTCATAAATTCATCTCCGCTTATAGTATCTCGCATTATTTCTTGGCCTGCTTGCTCATTTATGTTAGCACCAATAACATAAGCCTGTCCTGCTTGTTGAATGTTTTCTTGAATAAACTCTTTACTACCTTCTCCAAGGTACACTCTTCCATTTGTTATTACCTTATCTAACCCTTTTTTAAAAATACTTTTAGACGCTTCAATACCTGCTCCTTTAGTATATGCATCTATACTTTTTTGAATAAGCTTTTCTTTTACTTTTGTTCCGAAAATTTTATCCATAGCAATTCTTTGAGTAGATATAGGAGCTGTTAAAACTCCTAAAGCATAACCCTGCATACTTGCAGTTGATGCTAATTCATCTGCCTCTTCATTTGACATTCCTGCAGCTAAAGCTTGCTTTCTTACATCTGAAGATAACGAACTAGCCATTAAAGTTCCCTGAGCAATCATAGCTGATGCTGTTGTGGCCCTCATAGGTACTTTTTCTAATAATTTTACTATAGACCTTCCTTGCTTGTATTTAGATGCAAATGCTGCTCCTCTTAATCCTTGACCTAACATTCCAACACCTCTAGTAAGAGCTATCTGAAGTAACATATCAGAGGCTACACCTGCTGTTGTTACTAATGCTCCTGTAGTACTAACACTACTTGTTTCAACTCCATTTTTTGATACTTGTTTTCTTATTTCTTCAATCTGACTAGGCTCTAAAACACTACTAACTCTTATCTTTAAATCTAAATCATATATCTCTCCCCTATCGTCAATCATATACTCTCTGCCATTAGCAAAAGCACTTTTACCACTTGCAAAGGTATACCTAAGCATATCATCTCTGTTGAGTTCTATTTCAGCTTGATTCATTTGAATTTCATCAATAACAGAATCCATACCTAACCATCCGTACCCCCACTCAGTAGTACTATTTATCCTATCAGATACAGAACGACCACCTTGATACGCTGAATCAAGAAGCCATTGAGTATTATCTCCACCTGCGCCTCCCTCTAGTTCTCTTTGATAGTTTTCTTTTGTTTTGGCTTTTTGTTTCTCTACAATAGCTGCAAGAGTTTTAAATTCCTCAATCATATATTGATTTAGGTCTTCGCTTTTAATTGAAGGTTTTAAATTAATTTTATCAGTATCACCATGTAGAAACGGATTCCTACCATTGTTATTTATTTGGTACTGTAAAACTTCTTTTTCAATTCTTTGCATGTCAGATTCAGCAAGATAATTTTTTAAATAATCATACTTAAGTTTTTCTGCTGCAAGGGTTGGATTGTAATTACCTGAGTAGTCGTAATATCTTCCATCTTCAGAAATGGTTTCGTCTTCTAATAACTGATTGTATTTGTCTAAAAATCCTTTTTTATTTAAATAGCCATTAAAACCAGCTATACTAAAACCTTCATTAGTATCTGATAATTCTTTAAGAGCTACTTGATTATACATTTTACCAAGCTGTTCATTTTCAAAACCTGTTGGTTGGTAATCTGCATCTTCTGCAATGTCAAACTGTTCCTGTGTAGGAGAACCTTCTCTTTGAAATATAGCCTCCATTTCCTGTGCAGTAGCATCTGGATTTGCATCTAGAAGTTTTTCTGTTTCAGCATTAAAAGAATTAACTGCATTTATAGCTTGTGTTTTTATTGCCTTGTCTTCTTCTGTTTCAACGTAGTTTTTTGTTTCTGAGTAATCATCATAAGGCTTAAAATCTTCACTTTGTAGTTTTAATATGTTGTCTTCAGTTGACTTAACCGAAATCTCTTGAAGTTTTTCGACAGCGCTTCTACTTCCCTTTAAAGCACTTATTATATCTGATTGCTTTATATAACCAACTTCTAATGCTTTTTGAATGTTTGGATCTGACTCTATTTTTAACTTTAATGTTTCATCTACTATTTTACTTGCATTTCTCATAACCCTAGCTCTACCTTGCCCTGGCATGTAAAACCCACTAAAGGGTACATCGCTATTTTGTAATAACGTATCTAAATCTTCCTTTAATAAACTCTGAACTTCTTCTTCTGGAATTAAACTTTCTGTGTCTCCTATTAAAGCGTTCATGGGATTCATCTGTTCCCTGAAGTCAACCTGTTCGTCTACCTCAACTACTTCGTTTGCTTCTAAACCATCCGAAGACCCAGGAGTTGTTTCCGTTTCTGTAGTGGATTCCGTAACAACCTCTTCCCCATTTGAAGGAGTAACGATTGGGTTTTTTTTTTCAACGACATCTCCCTGAGTTGTATATTTATTTAAAAAAGATTGTTTATCTTTTGTATACAAACCATCTCTTACAACAGCATCAAAAACTTTTGTTTGGTAATCTTTCTCTGAAAATTGAGTTTTAAATTCCTCAAAAGATTTTGTGTATTTACCCTCTCTAACTAGTACATTAAAAAGTTTTTCTAAATCACCCATTTTTTTATATATATATTTAATTAGTCAAGTTCTCCTGCCTTTTCTCCTGCCTCTTTAGCCTTTTTAGCCTTTGCATCTTTTATAGCGCCTTTAATATAATCATCAAGCCATTTTTTAGACTTAAGATTATTTGTATCATCCTCCTCAAAACTTTTCAATTTATTACCGTTTGAATCTCTAAAGATAATCTCGTCATTATCACCAGGCACATATCCCTTTTCAACGTCAACAGTTACAAAATTTTCAGGTAACCCAAATTGAGTTACTGCATTAACAGCAATAAGATTTAAGGCTTTCGATATTTTTGCTCCGTTATTCCCTGCATCAGCCATAAGGGTACCCCCTGTAACTGGATTGTCATTGTTATCATAACTCAATATTACACTATTCAACCCATTATATGGTCTTCCTTCTTTTACACTCTGAAACTTTCCTTCTTTACCGCTTGCTTTTGTATCTGCTTTGTCTCCTTGGAAACGTGTATATTGAAGATATTTTTGAGCAGCATCTTCAGTCAGACCTGTCTGAGCAGCTATTTGCTGACCTACTTCACTTGCATTACTACCTGTAAAAACTATATCTGCAAGTTGTCTATTGTTTAAATCAATAAAATTTAAAACAAGTTGTTTTTTGTCGTTCATTCTTAAATCAAAATCTTTTACTAATTTACTTTGAGTTGCTATAGACTTTAAAGCTGTTTGGTCACCAGTCACCGCATTATCAATAATCTTTGCATAATCTTGATTTTTTTTCTTGTCTTCACCCGCCTTAATTGAAGCAGCACTTGGTTGAGTTGGGGCAAACTGATTATCCCTAACTCCTTTATCTATATATTTTCTATCTAAAGCTCCAAAAATAGTGGTTCTAGCTACGTTTCTTGCAGCTTGAATATCTTCTGGAGTAGTTACAGGAACCATTGTGTTGTTAGAAGCCATTTTCATTTTTATATACTTATTTTTTAGACCGGTAGTCATTTTACCTGTCTTCATATCAAGATAACTATAACTTATTTTTTCATCTAAATCTATTCCAGCTGCCTCTAATTCTTTTGCTTGAATATCATTTATAACCTGTGACCTCTCTGACTCTAGGCCATTATCAGACAAAACACTTGCTATTCTATCAGTTGTAATAACAGCAGTATCAACTGCTGTTTCAAGCATTTGAAAAAATTGAGGATTATTTTTTTGGTCATCTACTATAACACCGCTCATATTCCCCTTCCTTTTCAGTTCTTGATAATTACCACCTAGACCACCAGATACTAGACCCTTAACCTCTTTGTCAAGATTAAACCTAGCTGATTTTTGGTTTTTACCTTGATCAAATGCTAAAACACTCATTTCTTTAAGACCTCCATAAGTTTGAGGTTTACCATCTGAATCTAAATCTAAAACTCTTGTGTTGGTTGTTTTGTCAATTTTAGTTTTTAAAAATGTAACTCTACCCATTCCATTCTCGCCAAATCCTATTTGTGTAAAATCAGGATTACCCATTCTATCATGAAAATCTTGAAGAGCAGCTTGAACACCACCTGCAGTAGGTTCTACATAAATTGGCAAACCGTCATCACCTAATTTTTTACTTCCATCTTCTTTTAATTCGTAATAACCTGTGGCTTCTTTTATGGCTTGTTCTTTTTGTTTTGAGTAATCGTTTATTTGTTGCGCAAGTATATTAAAAGATTGTTTTCCGTTTTCTTGAAATATTAAATTATCATCAGCGCTTATCAAACCTGATTGAACTAATCCCATATTTCCGTATAGTCGGTCTTTATATTCTGATAATGCGTTTAATGCTAAATCTCTACTAGTTTTATCACTAGGAAGATTCTTCATTGTATCCATTTCAGCCTCCCTATACTTTGCAGCTGTATCTGTTTTAAGTTTTAAGCGTTCTGTATCTATATTTTCTTTCCAGGTTTTTACACCAAGCTGTGCCTTGTCAATCCCTTCAAGTAGTGTTTTTTTAGTACCTACCCCTGTGTTTCCTTTTTCTACTGAAAACTTTGCTGCTTCTAATGCATTACCCATATCTTATTTTTTTTTAGGTCTTTAGAAAAATTTTGAGTAATCAGCACTTCCACCCACACTCATAATCATTTTTTGAAAATCAGAAACATTCCCTGGAACTTCTGGCTTGTCAGAATTTTTAGAAATATACTCTTGAAACTGCTTTACTTGCTCAGGAGTTAACCCACTTAAAAAATCAGGAGTAGTGTTTGGTGTTTCAAAATCAGATATAGTTTTTTCTGTAGTGGGATTTAAAGGTGCGCCTAAATCTTTATTTAAAAACTCTTTAAATGTATCTGATTTTGGTAATTTACCGCTATCGATTATACCCTTTAATGTTTTGGAATCATATCCGGCTGATTGAATTTGTTTTAAAGCAGCTGCTCTATCTATACCTGAAGATTTTGATAATGCATCAGCAGCCTTACCTTGTGCTGTTGCTCCTCCTCCTAGCCCTCCAAATGCACCAATTCCTGCGCTTAAAGCGTTGACTCCACCCTGTAAGAATGAACCTGTTGCCTGACCTGATAAGTCATCTGCTTGTTGGGTTAATGCGTCTGCTTTTACTCCTGCAGCCGTTGCCCTATCATCAAATAAACCTGCTATTTCTGAAGCAGATTTTTCACCTGCCTCAGCTTCAGCCATGTCTCTTTTAAATTGTTGGTCAGCAAACTTATCAGCAACTTGTCCTGTAGTAGCATCTGATGCTTGCTTTACCTTACCTGCTGCTGCTCCCAAACCTCTTTGATCACCTTCGGCTGCATTTTCGATTATTTGTCCAGTTACTGCATTTGAGTTTTCAAGCATCTTATCATAGACATCTGTTGTTGCTCTAACACCTTCTAAAAAATTTTGCTCTAACCTAGCTACAGATTCTTTTTCTAATCTATTTTGCTCTGTCCTTAGTCTTCCAGCCATTCTTCCTGCTTCGCTAGCCCCATCAGCTGCTATAAAACCTTTCGCAATACTACCTCCTATCGATACTGTTGCTGCTGCTATTGTTGTAAACAATCCCATATTATAATTTTTTTATCATTTCTTTTGTATACTGATCTCCCTCAACATAACCGTTTTTTTTATAATGTTCTATTAAAGAATCAGACTTTATTAAAGCATACGCATATTTGCAATTAGATAACTCTAAAGTGCGTGTTAAAATATCTATTAACTCTTTTAAGGCTTGTTTTCTTTTTATCTTGTCTTTATATTCAAAGTTAGATATAATCCAATCACACCATCCTACTGATGAATTAGTTATATATATGTATCCTGCACAAACAGGAATATCATTATCATATACAATAAAACCACCCTCACCATTTTCTGGTAAAAAATCTTTAGGAGGTGGAGTCCATCTCCAATCTTTCCACCAATTCACCAAAATGGTATCGTAGTCTAATGCGTTTAATTTTCTTATATTAAATTCCATTAACGCAAAGATACAAAAATCTAAGGATTACTTTTCAATACATCAGAATCAACTGTAAAAAGTTCCACAGCTGTAGTACTGTTGTTTGTTAATTTAAACTCCATATAATAACCTGTTGCTCCATAAGATTCAGCAACACTATTTTTAGTTGTAAAAATATACGCTCCAACAGGTATTCCTGAAAGAGGTGGCGTTAAGTCTGTGGCATCTATTAAAATAGTTTTCCTATCAGCACTTATACTTGTTATTGGCCCTACCTCTTTTACAATAGCACCATCTTTATAAAAAACAGAATCACCATAATTAATAATAGAACTTATTGATATTGAAAATATTACAGTTATTGTATTTGGTGATAATCCTGATGTACTTAAAAAACTACCTATTCCTTGAGTTGACCTTTGACTAAAATCTTGACTTCCTCCAATTCTTCTAATAAAAGCAAACCAAGCTCCTTCTTTTTGCTCAAAATAAGTGTCATCCATAAAACCACTACCTAGATCTGTAACTAAAGCACAGTCCCATGAGTCATCACTTTCAAGCTCAATAGTTTTGAAAACCTTAACAGCTGTAGGCTCTTGATTAAAAACACCTGTAATTGTAGAATCATAATCAACTCCATAATAGTTGTTCCTTCTCTCGTTAGTATTATGCCTATATAAAGCACCACCACTAAAAGAATATAAATATTGATTCATTCCCAATATCATATCTGGATTGTAACTGTAAAAAGAAGGCCATCCTTTTACCGATTCACTAAACGTTAATGTATAATTTTCTAATGCCATATGTTATTATTTTTGTTCACACTCATCATTACGAGCATGCTACTATACTGCTAACTACTCCGTTTGTAACTGTAATTACTTGACTATTATCCATGTAATAATTTCCATCTAAAACTCTAGATACACCATTAACATCACTAAATACAGGATTGTTAAGCTCAGGGTAGCTGTTTACTTGATATCTAAATCTACCAAAATAATAAGTTGCATTTGCTGTAGTACATCCTGTACCTGATGCAATTGATTTACCCTGGAAACTAGGTAAATTTGCAGGACAAGACACCTCTAAATTAAATTGAGTAGTAGGACAAGTACCTAGAACTTCTATTTTTACGTTACTAGGTGTAGCACTTATTTTAGGTATAATTAAAAGATTATATTGGACTGCACCTCCTAAAACATCATCCCCTGTATTTGTAGTAATAGTTTGAGGACTAGGGCTTCCAGGAATCCATGACGCAGGATTTTGGTTTAAACCATTGTAATAATTAAGGGTATGCGTTTGCGGAGCGGCTGCACATGGGCCTGCTGCTGCTGGTAAACCCAACACAGTAAATGCATTTGCTACACCACTTGTACTTTGTTTATTTCCATCTAATGGAGCTGATAATCTATTGTAATATACACCATCATAAAGAACTCTTATTCCATCAGGAATTTCTTGAGGCTCAAAATAAATACTTATAGCTCCTGTTGTGCTACCTGCAGAAAAATTTAATTCATATAATCCAGCACCGCTCTGTGGTATTACAATTCCTGAACCACAAGCTATGGGGCTTGAAGGATCATCACAAGATTCACAAACAACTAAAGGGCCTAATAAGCCGTTTAGTTGGTATCGGTATTCACTATTGTATTGATAATATCCATCTGGAGATATAATAGTTAAATCAGCATCATCATATACAGCTGTAGCCGTAACAAATGTAGATGCGTTTATAAATTTATTTACTGTACTTGGCATAATTTATTTTATTTAAGAGCATTCACAACATGCCTCTGTTGGGCTTGTTGCATCGTAACAAAATTGTAATGGTGTAGATTCTCTAAAGTCCCAAACCAAATACATATAATCCATATGTGAACTGTATGTAAAACTAGCTGAATACTCAGGGAAACTTCCTGTTATTGGTGTTGCTGTATTCAACAAAGGCATTAATGTGCTTAAATCTGATTCATTATAATTCGTATTACTAGTTAAATACTTAAATTCATCTTTATTCACGTCAAACTCAAAAGTTTGACCTGCATTTTGTCTATTTTTCATTGTAACAACTGAACCTAAAGCAGGTAAAGTCCCAAAAGAAGAATCTCCACTTTGTTCTGAAAATAATGACACCCCATCTGATTCTAAAACAACTGAGTTAGTGCTATAAGGACTTGAATCAGTTCCTAAAGACCATCTATATCTACATGTTGTAGTTAAGTTAACATCTCCTTCATTATTTATAACAATCTCTTTAACCGTTAATTCCTGTGACACAGGACAATTAAAGTCAATTTCTAATGTAACAGGATTTGCTACTTGAACAGGAGTTATAGTTACTGTTGCTTGAGTTGGATTATTTGCAGTTTTGTTAAAAGAAACATTACCAGTTCCAGTAACGTTTTGGTTAACAACACTTAAACCATTCCATTCAATAGAAATGTTTAATAGATTATTAACTTCATAAGCAAATAAAACAGTTCCTATTAATGTACCTAAGTCAACCACAATAGTATAAGGTTCTATTAATTCAGACATAATTAAAGTGTATCCACAATCTCTTTCATTTGGTGGTTGAGGTATTTCTCTTGAATTAGAAGATAAAACAAATTCATTCATATAAGGATCAAATCCACCTAACTTTTGCGTTTCAAAAGCATCTACAAATAAATCTCTAAACCAAGACCTCATACCTACTTCAGAAATAACTCCTAATGAACCTCCTGTATCTCCTCTTTGCCCACTTCCTTTTAATTGAATAACAGAACTTCTTTTTGCATCAGTAAAAAATACATCAGTTCCATATGTAGAAAAACTTTCAGGGTTATTACTAATACCAAATTCCTCTACTCTAGCTAATTGAGTTCCTAAAACTTCAGGTACTGAAGTAATAGCTCCTCCTGCTGCAGCATCTGATAATAAATTCTTTTCTACAAGTAAAGATGATATTTTATCTTCTTGCAAAACCAAAATATCTGTTTGCCTAGCATGCATAACCCTAATAGGGCCATAAGATGTTTCGAGTGTTTTAAAATTAGCTAATGCTAAATTAAATTGATTTAATTTATTTAAACCTGTTTCTTGATTAAAGACTCCACTATAAGTTACATCTCCAAATCTATTAGCCTCTTTATATTGTTCTTCAGATACAGCCGTTACTTTGTCACCTAAACTTAATGTTGGTTTTATTAAAGCGTCTAAAACAGTATTGCTTTCAACTCCATTTCCGAAGGCAAAACAATTAAAAAATGTTAAATCTACAATAGCAGGCTGTGAAATAGTTTGGTTTTGGTCAGCATCTAATGTTCCTGATAAATGAAATCCATTTGAAATATCAAATGTTTGTTCATTTTCATAATACAACTCATTATCTGAATCTAAAGGCTCTGTTTCAAATACCATCAATGATGTAGCTCTTTGAATTTCAAGGTCAATATTTCCGTAAGAATTTCTTTTGTCAGGAGAACTACAGTTAGGTGTACCATTTCGCATACCCATTAACTGTCTACCATCAGGATATGATGTAAAATATATTGTATTTGTACCTGCTACCGCTGAAGGAAAGCTTCCATTTGTATATAATGTTTCGTCAAAAATAGTTGTATTTATAGTATCATCAGTACCTGTTGTTACGCCATTTGTTAAATCTATATTGTCTCCTAAAACAAAGTCATATAAACTATTGTAATCATCTCCTGATGTAAACCTTTTATCATACTGATAGCTACGACCACCACACTTACTTCCTCTACTTCTTCTATTTGCACGAATTTGAATTCTAACAATACTTCCTGCAGGTATAGTAAACGGAATAAATACATCAGTAGGGCCTGTAGTATCTGGATTGTCAATATAAGTTTCTACCTGTACAGCACAGTAACCTCCTTTACAACCATTACTTTCTTCAATAAATGCATTTTCAGGATAACTTGCTGAAAAACCATTAGGTTTTAATTGCATATATGCACCTGCTAATTGTCCACAAGGAGGGCTACCTGCTATAAGATTCCCATCTGCATCTTTATCGCAAAGAAAATCATCTGATTCTACTCCAAATCCTAATACTTTTGTTTTGGCACAATTTGTAACTGCACCATTACTATCTGATTTTACATAAAGTATTTCATTATCTTTTACTTTATCTCTATTGTCTCCTTCAAGTTTAAAATAAACAATACCTGTCTCTTCTTCTTGAAAAAAGATATTAGAATAAATAGTTCTGTAAAGTCCTTTAGACTCTTTTATAACAAATTTATATTTAGTAGCCCAATAGGGAGGATAGCTATTTAATTCAACCCTAATGTTATTTTTTGTTACTGAATTGCTACAAGGAATATATACTGTATTATCAGTATCAACTAACGCAGTAGTGCTACGCCCATATTCATCCATATAAACAATTCCTATTTCATAATCTCTATTACTATGTAATGATTGTCTTGAACCATCTTTTGAATATAATCCAGTTGCATCAATAGCTCCTAAATACTCATAGGCAAATATCCCCATTGGAGTTGCAGGATTTTGCGTTTGGTCATATTTTTCAAATTTTATAGCTGGTAATGTAAAAGAAATATTATTACTTCCTTGTGATGCTTCAATTAATATACCTTGAGGTGTTCCAGTTAAACCAAAACCTACTTGTTCCCATTCAGATTTAGCGGATACCCCACAGTTAAAAATATCTGTTTGACTTGTTCCAGAAGTACAATTAGTCAGACATCCTGAAACAATTGTTGAAAAACAACTTGAATTAGCAATAGAAACAAAATCACTTACAGCAGCCACAAATTCTGTGCTAGTAGCTAAAGCATAAACACTTGAGTAATTTTGTTGTAAATTAAACAAAAAAGTTCTGTCAAAACTATTTTCAGGCTGTGTACCATCATCATAAGAAGCATCTCCACTATATGAAACGCTTTCATATTCAAAAACAACTCCTATTTGTGCGCCTTGAATTAAATCTAATCCACCAAAATCAATTGTTATTTTTGCAGTAGAAACAGGATTAGTTCCTCCTTGTATTGTATAATCAAAATTACCAATTAAACCTTGTATTTCTTTTGCGGAAAGATTTTCTCCTACTAATGATAGGTTATAATCTAAGTAAATATCTTTACCTGATGAACTCTTAATATCATATCCATCAACATAATTACCATACATCAACCTATTACCCATTATTGTTTGAGCTTGTGCTTTTTTAGGAACATTATCAAATAACCTTAATAACTGAGCTTCAGGAAGTGTTGTAAATATTTTCTTGTTTGTAAAAGATAATGTTTGTTCAACGTTATCTAACCAACCTTCGTTTAATTTGTTAAATCGTTCTATTACATTTACTGTTTGACTTGTACTAAATTTAAACACAACATCTAAATCTTTTACATTTCTACCACCTGTATTAAAAGTTACATCTGTTGTATTAAACACATTTAACATCCCATCATTATCATAGGTTTGATAATTTATTTTAAATGGGCCAGGAGTAAAAGCTACTTGACTAAAAGGCGATAAAGCTGAATATTCACCATCTTCATATTGCCATCTATATGCAAAACTTAATAAAAGTTCCTCCATATAGTTTTCCCCTCCACCTAATTGATAGCTATTTAAGGAAGGTGCGTTTAATGGAGGTGCTACAATAACACCAATATCTTGTTCTGTTATTTGATCAACTGTAGTAAATGAATTTGGTTGTAAGTAATTTCTTTTTATATTTATTTTTCTAGGAGGATTTAAGTTATCCGTAAAAAACAAAAGGTCTCCAATTAAATTTATACCATTTACTAAAAATTTTTCATCAAAATTTAATAAAGAAGTAGATATAACATGATAAAACAAAACAAATGTCCTAGTATTATATGATACTATCAAATCTACTTTACCTGTTGATGAATTAGTATTTGCCTTGTCAGTAACAAACCAGTATATAGTTTCATTAGCACCATCTTCAAAAGCACCAATACATCTAGCAGAAGAACTTAAACTTGAGTTTTTAAACTCTAATTCTACAATAAGTTCGTTTCCTTTTGAATTTTCAACTGCACCTATTTCAGTTCCTTCTGTAGAACCTAATCGTATATTTAACGCATCTACATATTGGCCTTGAGGAAGCAATCGTTCATCAATGCTTTTATTCATTTTACCTGCGACAAAGTTCTTTTGAATTTTAGCCATATTATTTTATCCACTTATTTTGTCCCCTTAGATTCATCAATAATCTTCCTGGATGTATATTGCTCAATCTTAATTTTGAATTCCTTAGAAGAGCTGATTTCTCTTTTCTAGCTCTATTTATGATGTACTCTTGTATACCAAATTTACTTTGAAGTATTACAAACTTTATATATGAATAAATAAACTCTTCAAACAACTTATTAACGCTTATCTCTGAGTCTACTCCACCTTCCATACCATCTGATACATACTCAAGAACTACCAACTCATCTGCCATATCTGAACTAAAGTTAATAACACCACCTTTTTTATTTATTTTAAAAGTTGGATTTGCATTTGCTGTTTCTGTATTTAAACCATACCTAGCACCAACAGGATATTCAAAATACCATAAGCCATTATAAAAATACCCTTCTTGTCCGTTATATTGACTTTGTTGATTTAAGTATATACTTTTCTTACCTTTTGAAATTCTATCTAAATCTAATGTTGAAGTAGATGGTTTTAATATATTTCCATCGTGATCAAATAATATTCTACAATTATTATCTTGTAAATAAGCATCGCTCCAATTTGTTTGAATATTCTCAGTAAGAGGCATTAGTGTACCATTCTTGTACAAAGAAATCCTAACCCAATTAACATAATCTTGTGGTAAAACATATCTTAATGTATCACAAACCTGTAGTTCAAGAATTTTAATTTCTTTAAGAGAATCATAATTTAATTCCTGAATAGCTCTTTTAGCATGAAATATTATATTATACCTCTCAACGTTGTTTATTAGTTTATCATTTCCAACATACATTAACATAAAGTTATTTACAATGTCATTTAATGTTATATATTGATATGAACCCCAATTTGCGTCTTCTGCATTTGGGTTTCCATTGTTTTCGTAATATTGATAATCTGTTAAATATGCCATAATCTATCCTTCTTGTTGAGTTGCTTCGTTTTCTTCTGCTTTTCCAAATTGAACCAATGCTCCTTCTCTTATAGACATACCTGCATACTGTAATATTTTATTTACAATATTAGGCTCATCTGACAGCGGTAATTCAAAATCTTGATAATCTGCTGCTGTTTCATCAAAACTAGGGTCTCCACCAGTAATAATATTTAAATAAGTCCAATTAGGATCTTTAGGATATCTAATATACTGAGAAACAAGTGTTCCTGCTGTAGTTATTGTATCTGGATAAACTGTAATAGTATTTCCTAAATCAACATTATTTGCACCACCTAAAACATATGCAGGAAATGTAAGACCTGGGCTTGTTAATGGAGATGAATTTAGGTAAAATATTTTATTTTGAGACACTCTCTCAACTTCTGTAATTCCCTTTGTATTCACAATACTGTAACTAGTATTTAAAAATGCGCCACTAAAGAAATTATTACTTGATATTGTCAATTGGGTCTCACTATCTACACTTACTACAAAAGCGCTTCCTCCAGAAAAAACACCACCACCTGTAGTATTAGTTATTAACTGACCTGATTTTACCTGACCTCCTGTTACAAAATTTGCGGCTGAATCAATTAATTGTGTTCCTTGTGAATTAAAAGTTATTGTACCTGTTGCTGTAACATTTGGATAATAATTAACTTTATTAATTAAATAGTAATCTTCAGGTAAATCAAATAAATTTATACCTGTGTTTATTAATCCTTTTGTAGATGAAAAACTATCTATTACTTCAACTATTCCTTTTACTAAATCAGCATAACCTTCGCCTGAAACTCTAGCGTTTTGTTTTACAATTTGGGAATTATATTGGTAAAAATAATCTTCAAAAATATCCAATTGCGCTTGCTTTGCATATAGGTTAAAATCATTGGGTGTTATATACCCAAAATTATTTTTATTTGCAATAGAAAGAACCGTTGCTCTTACTGTATTTATTAAACTCATACTATTTAATCTTTTGACAAAGATACAAAAAAAGGAGCTTCATTTTTTGTGAAGCCCCTTTTAGGAATAAGCTGATTTTTTTTATTGGTTATAGCTTGTCTTCCAATATTCTTAATACCTCTATGCCTTCATCACTTTGAAGAAATGATGCTAATATAAATAAAGGGTCTTCACCATAAGGAACTGTAAGTAGTTTCTTTTTATTTCCTTTTAAATTATAGTAAACGTCTTTATTGTTTTTTAATATCAATAAACTTTCTGCAAAAAATTTAGCACATTTATTCTGAAGACTTAATAAAGGGTCATTAATAGACTCTAAGAAATCTTGTGGATATCTTTGAGCAAACATTCTAACATCACGTTTTAGTTCAGCTGATGTCATTTTTTCTACTCTTACACCTATTACAACTCTAGCTATTGTTTCTAACATCTCAATATCTAACTCTTTTGCTGCCATCATAGCCTCTAAAGTTAAATCCATAGTGTCAACATCAATAGCTGCGTCTCTCTCTTTGTCAACTTCAACAAATATATTTCCATTACCTGGATGATAAGCTAAAAATTCTTGTAGTATTTGGTTTTGTTTTGGGACTTGTAAAAATCCATCTTCAAAAATAATAGGTTCTAATATAACATTACCATCTTGCTCTTCTTCAAAAATACTTTTTTGATTTTTAGCATAACGCATAGATCTGTTTTGTCCAGTCTCTTCGTCAAAATATAATAATGCATTTCTTTTTGTATTCCTTGATGGAATTGTGTAGCTCAATGGAGCTTTGTCTCTGGTAAGCTTGTAACTTTTGTTTACAAAAGCTTCTTTCTTTTTTTTCATTTGATTTAAATTAAAGTTTAATAAAAAAGGGGGAATGGGTTACATCCCCCCTAATATTTAAATAACTACTCTATCTATTTAAAGATAAAGAAGTTGTTAGCACCTAAAGTACATAAAGCTCTTTCAGATAAGAAGTTTACTTCCATAGCATCTAAGCTAGAAGTAGCTGCTCCACCTGCTGAACCTGTAATCCAAGTCTTATAACGTCTGTCTTCAGTTTCTGAAGCTCTGTAACGTACATGTAAGAATGGTCTTTTAGCGTTTTTACCTAACACTTGGTCATATACTGTAGTAGAACCTGCAGGTACAAGTACCCCATTAATAGCTCCACCTACTAAACCTCCACGCATTGTAGGGTCGTTAAGATATTTCCAGTCTGTTTTGTAAAAGTCATAACCTCTACGGAATCCTGAGAAACCTAAGTTAAGAGCCATTTCTTCATCATTGTCAAAAAGACCATATGATGTACCACCTGCTCCATAAGAGTTTTGTGATGCTAACATATCATCAATATCAAATCCAAACTCTCTGTTCAAGAAAATAACATTTTCTTCAATAGAACCTTGTTTGTCTAATCGTTGAATAATAGCATCAAAATCTGCAAGAGCCGTTGGGTTACCACCGCTCCATACATTTCCTCTTTCTTCAACTACATAGAAAAGTCCTTCTGAACCTTTGTTACCTACACCACTCGCTACACCTTCAACAATTGCTGCTGCTCCTGAAGCTGCTTCAGCTGGTACTGCTTCAACCATAGCTGTTTCTAAATAGTCTTCAAAACGAAGTCTAGTTTCATGCTCTGATTTCATATACCATAAGAAACCTGTTGCTCCATTTTCAGTTGTAACTTCAATCCATCCGATTTGCGCCATATCAGAACCACTTACTGCGTAACGGTCTTTAATGATAATTGGAGAATTAGAGAAAATCTGATCATCAGCTTCTAATTGACCTTGCATTCCAACAGATCCTTTTTGAAATTCTGAACCATAAATAAATAAAGAACATACTATTCCTGCTGCAACTCCCTGACCTGCTGCTTCATAGTAAGCTACATCAATTGTTCCAGCTCCTGTATTAACTGCTGTTACAATAGCTTTGTTGCTAAGAATTGAACCTGCTGTGCTGTCAGATAACATAATTGTTTGTCCAACACGAATAGCGATAGAACCAGAACCTGGTACTAATACATCTCCAACTGTTAAAGTAGCTGTCAACTGTCCTGCTGCTGCTGCAGAAGTTACGTTTGTGTACTTCGTGTGTAATCTTCCTTGTTCTGCCCATTTAATAAGGTCAGAATTAGAAGGCATCTCAGCGCCAACCATTCTTAAGAATGATGCTACTGTTCTGTTTCCATAACGTTCAAATTCTTTTTCATAAGTATCTGGAAGATACTGATTTAAGAAATCAAAGTTAGTAATATAATTTGTCTGTAATAAGACTTGTTCTGAACTTGGCTGCAAGTCAAAACCTGGTACTGCATCTACTGCCATAATTTTTGTTTTAAATTTTTAAACTTATTTTTTACTTCTAATTTTTAATCCTCTACCGCTTGTATCTGAAATTTGTCTAGCTTTAAAGCCACCTTCTCCAATCACTTGGGGAGTTTTTCTTACCGACATGTTGACGTTTTTGCTTTTTTTACTAACATCACCTATCGCATCAGACTTCCCTTGCTCATAAAAATAATTGGCAAAACGCTGAGGATCCATTGCAGCAGCTAATGCCGAATGCCACCCTTTAGCATCTTTGATTAAACCATTATCATCAACATATTTGCCGATAAAATTATTTAAATCACTTTGTTTAGACTTCATTTCATTTGAATCACCATAAGAATATTTTACATTTTTATTTCCTACATTGAACTCAAAACCTTTAAATTCGGAATTAAAAACTTCATTAGTTTGTTTTTGAAAAAACTCACTTTTTCTTTGGGCAACCTCTTGAGCTGACTTTGAATTTTCTATATAACTCTTGTAAGCTTGCAAATCTTTTTGTTGTTCTTCAGAAATAGAACCCCCACTTGACTCAAGAGGAACTCTGTATTTTTCTTTTAACTCATTAAGATATGTTTTCGCTTTTGAAAGTTCTCTTTTTTTAGCAATATTCTTTTTCTTTATATCTTTTTCATCATCTAAGTCTTCATCATATGAAAACTTTTCATCTATTAAATAATAAATATCTTCACTATCTAAATCTGATTCAGTTAAAGAATAGTACTCTTGTAATACCTGGTCATCATTTAAGTCATCGTAATTTTTATTTACTTTTACGAAATCTTCAAATCCACGCCCTGTATTTTTTTTATAATCTAAATACTTAGAAACATCTTCAGGTAAATCTTTTGTTTGCTCTCTTTCAACAAACAAATCATCTACAGAAGATATGTCTTTATTATATCTGGTTTTAATATATGAAAGAACATCTTCGTCTTTTAAGCCGATATTTTCATTTATCGGTTCTTCATCTACTTTATTTACACTTGTATCTTCAACAGAAGTAGTTTCTACCTGTGTTAATTCTTCATTATGTTTTTCAAGTAGTTTTGCTTCTACTTCCTGAACAGATTTTTCTGTTACAGGGTTTACTTCTTTTACTTTAAATTCCATTTGATTTTATTTTTACAAAGTTAACTTTAATTTAATTTAATTTTTTTAGGCTTAAGCATATAAAGTTATAGTGCAATATCCACCATTATTTCCTAGTAATAAATCATCACTTAACACACCATCAAAACCTGGTGTTTCAAAAGTCCAATCTCTATAACTAAGACCACCACTACTACCCTGTTGTTTCCCTGTTACTCTACATATAGAGTCTCCAAACATTATAGAAAGATTATTTACTACTGTATTGCTATTTGTGTATTGTACTTGAGCTTTATATTGCCCAACACCTAACCTGGTAAATTGAACGGATCTTGTTCCTCCTTCTAATTTACTAGTAGTTAAAGTTGTAACAGCTCTTGCTTGTGGAACTGGATTACCTGTGCCTGCTTGATATAACTGAGCGCTCCATACTAAAGGATAAACACTTGGTGTAGGAATGTTTAAAACTCCTGCCACTAATGTGGCTTCATCACCGCTATCACCTGTTGTTGTTAAGCTTGTAACTGTATCAGCATATTCAGGAACATTTAAAACTCCCCCTACTAATGTTGAAGCACCTGAATCTCCAGTCGTGGTTAAACTTGTAACTATACCTCCTCCACCGCCTGCATTAGCAGTATCTGAAATGTCTTGCATTGTAAACGACTTTCTATCTGCGTTTGCTTGAGCTGACCCTTTATTTGTAGTATCTACGTTTTCTGAAACTGTGTGAAACTTTTGTCCTGCTGGTATTATTGCCATTTTTTTATTTTTATTAGTTAGTGTATGTATTTTTATTTTTTATATATCATCTAGGTTCAAATTCAGCAAGATCAAAACCATCAAGACTATCTTCGTTAGATTCAAAACTTACTGATGGTAGATTATTTTTTCTTTGTTCTATTAATTTAGATTGCTCTGTATTAGCTTGAGATATTCGTTTAGATTTAGCACCTTCTCTTTCATCTTCTCTTTTCTGTAGTCCTTCTTGTTGCATTTTAGCCACTTCAACATCTACTCCTTTTAATTTCATTTGTAATGAAAACTCAAGATTCATAAGTTCAGCTTTTATCGCAGCCTCACCTTGCATTTTTTTAACAGAAAAACTCATCTTAGCTTCTTCTAATTGAATCAAAGCTTGTTGTTCCATTTGGAATTGCTGCATCTTAGCTTGTGCTGCCATTTGTTGTGACTGCTGGTTTATCTGAGCTTGCTGTTGAGCAGCAGCGGCTTTTTCTTCTTGCTCTCTATCTTGTTTAGCTATTCTTTTTAGTTTTAGTATTTGATTAGCTAACTTTAAATTTCTTATTTCCCTAATATCTATTGCATCTTCTAAATTTATAGAATCTCTTTGTAAGGCCATTTGAATGTTTTGTTCTAACATTTTTCTTTCCTCTTCATCTGGCTCAATTTCTATAAATATTCCAAAGTCACTTAAATACAACTTGCTTATTTCTTCTAAAATACCTACATTAAACTTTCCTATTTGATTTACAAACTCCTCTTTAAAATCAGAATATTCTAAAACATCAGCAATTCTACTTGATAAAGCAGTACAAAGCCTTTGACTTAATTGAAGACCTGCATCTAATATATGTCTTGTTGCTGTATTACTACTTAATGCGGCTAACTTTTGTAATCCAACTAACGAGTAAGAATCAGGAGTTGATCCATCTCTGGCTTCATTTAATCCTGTTACATCCCTTAACATTTGCATGTAATGATTATATGTTCCAACTAAACTTTGAATTTTTCCTTGACCTGAATTACTATTTAATTGTTGAATAGGAACTTTTGCTTGATTATAATCTCCATCTTGAGTATAGCTTCTACCAATAACACTACCTGTTTGAAAAAACATTCTAAGCGCATCCTCTGGATTATAAGCTTGTCCAGTTCCTAAATCTACTTCATTTAATCCATCAGCATCAATAAATACTCCATCAGGAACAATTCTAGATATAACTTGTTGTAGTTTTAAATGAGTAATCTGAATTAAATCAGCAAACGTAATCATACGTCTTGTTAATGATTCAAAAACACCTTTATACATTCTAGGTGCGCATGCTATATATTCCGGATAAACTTCCTGAGATGCAGATTGTGGTCTAGCCATGTTTTCAGCCATCTGCCATTTTAAAAGTATATTAGTACCCATTACCATTACACCCTCATACCATACGTCTATAGTTTTAGAAACTTTTGTAAATTTACCTTCTTCCTGCATTTCTTCTGTAGGATTAAAAGTATCTTCTTTTTCTATTACTCTTTCTGCTCCAACTGAGTTTACTTTTTTCTTATAAGTAAACGTGTGTGTTGTTTTGTAATTAAAAAACAATACGGTAGCACTATCTTTACTAAATAAACTATTATTGTAATATTGAGCTGTATTATTATAATCGTACCAACTTTGACTATATTTAGATATCTCATCCATATCCTGTCTTGTTAGACTAGGATCTATTTTTTTTAATTCTGTAATTGGAAGTGTTTTAATTTCACCCCAATAAAAACAATCTTGAAAATGAGGGTCTTCAGTATAGCTATAAACCACATTAGCAGGATCAACATATTCTATTGATATCCCAGAACCTGGTTTAAATGTATTTTTACATATCGAAACACCTAATACAGTTTGGTCGTAATATAATTGTTTTTGTATTTCATAATATCTATTTTCAGCTAAAACAGTATTTATTGCTTCTTCTTCAGCTATCTCAATAGAAGGCTTGTATTTAAGTTGCATATGCAATGCTAACTCCTCTGAAGTATTAGGTACATCTTTTTCAGAAGTTGCAAAAGTATTTATACCTAGAGATTCTTGAACCTGTTTCATAACAGGTTTTGCTAACATGTCTTTTTCTAAAGAAACTTGATATTCACTTCTCTTTTCAAGTGACATTCCATCTTGAGCATAGGCATTTATTTTAAACACCCTGTCGGCCATTCCATTAACAACAATGTCTACAAATTTTGGAATAATAGGTACAGGAGTCCAATCAAGATTTAAATAACTTAAATCTCCATCAACTGCAAGTTCATTCTTATATTTTTGTACTGACTGTTCTCCACGAGCATACAGTCTTAATCTATGGAAATCTGCCCATTGATTATAGAATCTACTTTGTCCACCATCTTTCCTGAACCATTCATATTGAATAGCCTGTCCTATTTGTAGTCCAAACTCAAAAGAATCTTTTTCCTTGTCTGAAACAAATTGACTAGGAAATCCAGTTGCGTTTAACGTGATTTTTACATCCTCCATTTATTGTATAATTTGGCTATAACTTCCCTTATTGTCATATCTTGCAAAGTTAAGTTTTATTTTTGATTTCTTTTTAATGGGTTGGTAGAGATTCTTTTGTGTAGCCATTATAGCTAAACCTGAACTTATTGACGCATCAAACTTTGTTCTATTGTTAATATCAAACCTTGCCCAGTCTTCTAATGTTCTAATAAAATACATTGAACCTATTAAATCAGAGTCTCTAAAAGCACCTGACAAATCAAATCCAACATGTTTTTCAATATAAGATTCTATAGCTGCTGCGTGAGCTTGTTTTATATCTTCAGAACTGTTTGGCATACCACCTAATTCTTTTTCTGTTTTAGAAAGTTTTGTGTAAACTTTGTCAGGTCTATTCATAGAAAACCCCCTGTACCCTCTATTCTTAAAATGATATAATAAACGTGGTTTGTTGTTTTCAATAAGAATAGGCATTCCATAAAATACACACGCCATTAACACATCTTCAAAAAATATTTCCGCAGTTTGTGGTCTAGCAATGTATTCTAAAAAAAACTCATTAGTTGGCCCTTCATCCATATGGAATTTTGTCATACCATGTAATGCACCATTTGAACCTCCACCACCAACAGTACCTGATATATCATAACTGTCACAACCAAAAGCTCCCATGTGTTCATTACCAGGATATTTAATTCCGTTTTTAAAATAGTATTGATTTTGTAATTGTTTATTTGGAGTCCATGTAACATAAAATCTACCCCTATCATTTGGAGAAAAAATAACTTCTGTATCTTGTATTCCATTTTTCCAAGAAAAAGAACCTCTTGTTACAAATCTGTCTTTTATTAAAGAATCATTGTAATCTATTTGTTGATATAACTTCTGTAAATTAAATAAAGATTGTTTGCTTTCATCTCTAAAAGCATGTGATTCTGTTCTTGGAAATTGTCTGTAGTATTCGTTTAATCCATCAGGGTCAGACTTGAGTCCTTCAACTTCATTATTCCAATGATCAACAACTCCTTGGTCTATAACCTCTCCTAAAGGGCCTTCTAATTCTTTTGAAGGTTCATCAAATACAGGATGCCCATATATATCAATAAATCCTTCATAATTCCATTCCATAGTGATGAAAAGTGAATATAGTCCACTTTTAGTTTGACCATTCTTGTTTCGTTTTCCCACATCGGAATCTAAATACAATTTTTTAAAATTACCTCCTCCTTTTTCAAGAGAATTTGAGGTACTTCCCATCATACATTTTCCAATAATTCTAGAACCTAATCTAAGACAGGTTTTAGTAACCCTCCAGTTATTTAATATATTATCAGGTCTTTCCCATTTCCCACTTTCATCATGAGCAAGTATTTTTAATTTTTCCCCATCATACGAGTTGTCCCCTGTGTTTTTCCAGTCAATGGTGGTATCGAGACCTTCGAGTTCCTCAACGGCTTGATTTTGATCAAGTTTCTTTCTGGTAAGTTTGGATGCTGGGATTCTATACGCAAGCTCCGTCTTCGGCCTGTCCATTCCGTCTTGGATTGGTTTGAAGAAGAATGGATAGTTGAGGGATATAGGTACGACTTTATCGGTGAACATCTTCTTAGCATCCGACCCTGTTTTTGACAATATACCAAAACGTGAGTCGCGTGAGGTGGTTGCTGTATGCACGAGTTCTGATGAGGACATAAACGAAAAGCCTGAACGCCTGTTTTTAAGATAGCACATTCCGTATGAACGAACGTCCGCTTTGCATGCCTCCCAAAATATATAGAATAATCTATTGGACTCTCTAAAGTCTGGCTGCCCAATATCAATTTTGGTCCAGCACAAGTACATGTAATGAGAGCCAGTAATATAAGTAGGAACGTTTTTGTTATTAAACCAAAAACCTTCTTCACGCCTTTCAAACTCTTTGTCAATATAGTCATACCATTTTTCTTTAAAAGTATCAGGATATTTTTCCCAATCAAATACATTTTTAATTTTACTTAACTCTTTAGGATATTCTAATTTACCCCAATAATTACCTTCAAAATTATAAACATCTTTTTTTTGAGGTAAAGCAATTTTTAAGTTTTGTATTTCATATACTTCATCAATCGTGCCATCTTTAGAAATAACAACTATATCAAACTCCTTGTTATATCCATACTTCCATTTCTTAGATTTATTGTAAGACTTTAATACCTTTTGAGGTATAACATTTTCAAGTATTTTATATAAAGTTTGTTTATACATTATTTTGACCTTCCTTCAGCAAACCCTTTAAACGATGAAGCTTTATTATCTATATTATTAGTATCAAGCATATTGTTTTCTTCTTCAATTTTTGTTAAAATTTCAAAAGCATCAAATATAGCTAGCTTCTTAGACGCTGCTGCATTTTTTAATCTATCTGCTGCAATATCAGGAGATAACCCATCTAAGTCTTTTTTTAAAATACCTTCATTAGCAACTTTAATAAGTTCTTGTACAGCTTTTTTACCTGCTTTTATAATTTCTAATTTTAATTCAGTATTGTTCATAAAACCATTGTTATATTTTTATCAAACATTCTATATAGTTTTTCACCATCTACATTAAATTCATATTCACTATCTGGCTGAAAAGAAACTTTATCGCCTTTATTAATACCCTTACTAGTTAAGTATTTATTAGGATACTTAACTAAGCCAATTAATGGCTCTTCCTCTGCGTGAGTTTTAAGATAATGATTCCCACTCTTTTCAATAGGTTTAATCATGCAGTATTTAGAATGAGCTTTCCATTCTCCATTTTGTTTATACATAAAAAACTGATCGTTGTCTATAAAAAACAAATTATCCTTAAAGAAGCTTTTTCCGCTCTTTTCTCTACCCTGCATATCATTGTAGTACTTAAATACATTATGATGCACTAAAAGGGTGTCTCCTGGCTTTATAGGGCCTGTGTAGTTTATTGGAGTTTCAACAACTATTGCGTATCGATTAGATACAGTATGATCTTCTTTAGATGAACTTGTTATTAAATTAACATTTCCAATCTTTATAGTGTTATCATACCTTTTGTTATTGCTCGGTTTTACAATAAAATTAAAAGGTGATTTCATTCAAAATTTATATTATATTCAATTGATATTGGCATATTAGAATTAAACTCTTTCCAAAGAAATATTTCTCCTTTTTTGTTTTCAATCCAAATTTTTATAGAATTGTTTTCTTCTATATGCTTTATCAAATGTATACAATAATTTCCATTTAAAATATCTTGACCTAATATATAGTGCATAGCACTAGACTTGTAATCCGCTCCTACTGAAATTTTTCTTATATCCATTTAATTTAATTTTTATTTTAATTTTAGAAACAAATCCCTATAGATGTTACCAAACCTGTATCTGGGCCTGTTATTGGTACTTCTATGGTAAATTTACCTGAACCTGTCCCATTAGAGTTAAACTGTCTTCTTCCTCCGCCAAATAAAGGAGTAGTTCCAGCAGAATCTGAATAAACAATATCTCCTACAGCTGGAAAAGTACCACTACCATCATGGTAAAAAGTAGTGTTAGAACTTGTAAGAGTACAAGGATTTCTTGGACTAGAAGTATTACTAAGAAAAGATGTAAGAGCATTTTGCGATCCATAATCTCTAAAGTTTAGTAATTGATTCTTACTTCCTTCGTATGCTGAATTAAAATAACTAGCATTAGCATCAGAAAAACAGTCGTTTAAATCATCTGTTGTTGGGTTAACTTCTGTAACCACATCTTGTAATGTAAAAGTTGTAGTATTTGGAACACCCATTATATCCCTGCTTTTTCTAATCTTGCTTCTAATTCAGCAATTTTAGCTATTAATAAATCTATGTATTTAACTGTTTTGTATCCTTCTGCATCATCCGCAACAAACTCAGGATGAGTTTTTTCTAATTCTTGAGCTATAACACCTGTTCTATATAAGCCTTTTTCTTCTTTCATTTCAAAAGACTTCCAAGCAACATCTATTTTATTAGGCGTTAATGTCTTTACTTTTGTTTTTAATCTTTCGTCAGAAGACAATATAAAGTTAGTCGCAGTAACTGTAGAAGTAAATCTACCATTACCTGATACGTCTAATTTATATCCTGGACTTGTATTTCCAATACCAACCCTACCTAAAGATGCTGGGTTAACACTAAGCATTTCTGAACCTCCTACAACTA